ACCAGGATGCTGTCATTCATCTGTGTTCTCCAGGCAAAAAGAAGCCCGGCGCGGGGCCGGGCAAAAGGGATAACGGAGCAGTGCTTTCGCACCCAATAGCCAGCTCATAACTGGCTATCAGTTGCGTTATTCATCGAAATTGGAGAAGTCATAACTTCGTGTTCGAACAGCAACCCAGCTAGGGTTAGACCTCCCTGTCTTTACTGCTACATGCCAATGCGAGTACGACATGAGCTGCGTATTACTACGCCAGTGATCCATCCCAAGTAGCCGCCGAGCGGCCGAATTTCTCTTCATAATCTCTCCTCATGCCGCACGCTGGGCGCGCAGCTTCTTCAGGTGCTCTGCTGTTTCGATTTCTTCGGCGATCCGCTCGGCCTGTGCTTTGGTCAGCGGTTCGAATTCGTGTTGAAAGCGGCCCATGCTGGCAATGCAGGTGCGGCCGTTGCGGATGTAGTGGATGACTTCGTGGGTAGCGCGGAGGATTTTGCAGGGCGCGCCGTGGGGATCGGCGTACCAGGTATTAGGCTGGATTATCCTGAACATGCGGGCCACCTTTTACGAAAATCACCCAGTGGGTTTTGTCAGCCTTGCCGGTGCGCTGCCAGATGACCGGCTTCTCGTCGGTAAGCGCCAGGATATTGCTTACCGGGATCTGCGTTTCGTTCCATTTGAAGATGAGCACACCGTGTGGTAACAACACCCTGAACGCTTCGGCGAAGCCTTTACGTAAATCATCTCGCCATGTTTCTTTGTTGAGCCGCCCGTACTTTTTCCCCATCCACGCGTTATCACCGACACGCTCGAGGTGCGGCGGATCGAAGACGACGACAGGAAAAGTGTTATCGGCAAAGGGAAGGGCGCGGAAATCAGCAATAAGGTCCGGGCTTATAACCAGCTGGCGACCGTCGCAAAGCTCATGCTGTTCGACGCGGATATCACTGAACACCGCGCGCTCGTCCTGCTTGTCGAACCAGAACATGCGAGAGCCGCAGCACATGTCTAAAATCGAATGCTGCATCACATCCCCCTCTGCTTATTCTTCAGCTCTATAACGCCCTGGCACTCCGCGCATGTCTGGCAGCCGGGAACGGCGGCGCGCCGCGGCGCCGGGATGTCTTCGCCGCATTCCGCGCAATGCTCAGCTGATACGGCGTTACGGTCGATGCGGTGAGCGGAAAGGGCAGCGTTACGCTGAAGCTCTTCAATCTCTGCTGCGGTGTCGATGATGTCCATGGTCAATGCTCCCGGAACTGTCGGTTAATTCGGTTGAAGGTAAACGCCAGCAATAAAAAAGGCCGCTTTAGCGACCTGGTGATTAGTGCCTTCATGCGGCGCACTCCAGTTCTGCGAGCCCACCGCGCACTGCATCAATGATGCGTTCGAGGTATTGATAATGATGGTTCGGCACTGACGGCCATTTTGCGTACCATGGATCATCGCCTAGCAGGTTAAGCAGCTTGTCGCCGACGAGATAATTGCAGCAGCTCGCCTTCACATCTTCAGCATCTTCAGCCTCATCCCACATTGATCGGGCTTCATTGCCGTCAATTTCCTGCTCACGACGCAGCCGGATAATCTCACCCTTAACGAAAGCAAGGTTGGCATCATTGTCATCATCTATTGTGCTTTGCAGCTGCGGATCGAAATAGCCGATAAGGTACTCATTACTGACGCGCTTAATGAAGTCCTGAACAGTGTCACCACCCATAGCAAACCAAGCCCCGGTCCACGCCTTACCGAAGCAGGTGATGGTGATGCGACCCTTACCGGGCTCATAGTTTTCAATCATCACCCTGACCGGGTCGAGGCGTTCAACATCTGAAATGGTAAACGCCAGAACATCGCTTTTTTCAACCTTCACGATTCAACTCCGAAGCGGCGATTAAGCCTGCCTATGTATACGACGAACTCCAGGAGGCTAACTCCCAGAGCTTCTATTTTCTTGTGATGCTTGTTGATGATGGGTGGCACCGTTTCGTTCCAGTTAGGCTTTGGCTTCTTGCGTATGGCCTGCTGTATTTCCTCGGTGCAGCGGCGGCAGGCGGCGCGGATGGCGTTGTCTGTTTCTGGCGTCATAACCCCTCCATATAGGCTCGGATGAATTCAGCCGCAGCCTGTGCGTTTATGGCATTACCGTAGCCTTTGAGTCGGCCGACGCGGTTGCTGCTTGCCACTCTTGCCACCCCGGACTCGACTCGTCCCATGCGCGCGGCAGCCCCATCAACCAGCGGGAATGAGCCGGGTTCAACTGGACGCCATTTGCCATCTCGACATAAGAGCCAGTCCGCATCTCGCCAAAAACCGTTAACCTCAAGGGGCAACATAGGCTCGCCGCCCATCCGATTTTGTTCGGTGCCTCTCGCCCATCCCCACTCATTTGCACTGTCGTTGCATTGGTGATGTAGTTGACCTGTGGCGTTGGCCAACCGGTTAATGCCGCTGCCATCGAGAAAGGCATCCCTCCCTGTGCGTAACGTTTCTCCCTCATAGCTGATTCGGTGGTTGGAGTAGGCCAGGCGGTCAGTACAGCAAAATCCTGTAGGTTTGGCTGTCGTCCTGCTTCTTTCCGAGCCATTACCTTTAGCCAGTCCTGGTAACAGTTTTTGACATTGTGCGCTAACGGACTCGGCCACCCAATAAGCTCGTTCTCTGATGTGCGGCGCGCCGATGCTCGCTGACGTAAACGGCACAAGCCCGAAGGCGTATCCCATTCCTTCCAGGTCAGCTTGTACAAGGTCGAACCATGTGTTTGCGTTACCGCTTGCAACCTGTTCGCCAAAGACATGCTGAGGTCTGCGCTCGCTGATGAGGTGGAAGAAGTGGGGCCATAAGTGCCGCTCGTCAGCAAACCCATCGCCTTTGCCTGCCGCGCTGAAAGGCTGGCACGGGCAGGAGCCGGTCCAGACTGGTTTATCGTCAGGCCATCCGGCGAGCCGAAGGGAATGAGACCAGACGCCAATTCCGGCAAAGAAGTGGCACTGCGTGAATCCTCGCAGGTCGTCAGGTGTGACATCTTCAATACTCCTTTCATCAACCTCGCCCGGGGCGATATGACCGCCGGCGATCAGGTTACGCAGCCATTGCGCAGCGAACGGGTCGATTTCGTTGTAATAAGCTGCTGGCGTCATGCGGCCTCCCGGCGGGCGAGAAGTTTCGCCCCGAAAGCCATAAGCTCGTCCCGCTCAACCGTTGCGAAGTGGCAGTGTGTACGCGGGTACGGTCGCCAGATGATGAGCATCGACCCTTTGTTATTTCCCGATACTGGCTTACCTGTGACCGGGTTGATAAATGCCAGCCGCCCAGCGGTGATGAAGCGAACCTCGCTGGCGGTCTGGATAGCCTCCTTAAACCAGCCAACCGATGTGTCTGCCGGTACCAGCATGACCGTGCCGATCTGGTTGGCGCTCTCGGAGGCGGCCTTTTTAACAAACGGCATGATGTCGCTGTATGGCGGGTTCAGCCAGACGCAGCCGGGAATGCTCAGGTAATCAGCCCATGGCGTTTCGAGCGTGTTCTGCTCGGCGGTGATGAACTTCCGGCACAGCGCGTTATGCGGCGCTGCGGCGGCATCAAGCTGGAAGCAAAACTCAGCATCAAGGGAAGCGAAAAGGGCTGGTGGTGTGCGCCAGAGGTCGCGCTGATCCGCTGGCGTGTTACTTCCGGTGTAATCGGTCATGCATCCTCCTGCTCCGGATCGTTAACATCCCAGCCATTACGCTCAATATTGGTTTGCAGCCGATTATCTCCGACCTCTTCAATGCTGCGGCCGGTAATCTCTGCAACTTCAGCGTTTGAGTGCCGCCATAGCAGCGCCAGCTCTTCGAGAGACCACGCTTTCATAGCACTGACTCCATTTCGTCGATGTAGAGGCCCTGAGCAATCAAGCGGCGACGGCGTGCGGCACGTTCAATGCACTCCTGCCGCCTGCCTTCCTGCGATTGCTCTATGGCGCGCCGGGTGAACAGCCGCGATTTGCCCTGCGGCGTTACAACCTTCGGCTTCGTGACGAGGTCGAAAGTGCGGTCGCAGATGCCGTCCTCGTTGATCCATTTTTCCGACTCAACGATCTGCGCTATCTGTCCGGTGCCGCGGGTAATGCCGTTGGCTACCCGGTTAAACTCAATCAGCGTTACGCCAAACTTTTCAGCGATTTCGCTGCCGGTCACCGGGCGGCCGCGCGTTTGAATCATCCAGATAACGCGTTCACGTAGACCGGAGAATTGCCCTTTTCGCCCGGGCCGGCGGTAGAAGGATGTGCGTTTCATTTCCACTGTTCCCCGAATGTAAAGCCGATTTCCGCCAGCGCCTCGTCCATCTTCTCGATGAACTCCGGCACCATTTCGTTGAAGTCGGAAATGTACTGCTGATCCCGCTCAACGACGACGTGATGAATACCTTCGCGCTTCATGCGCGGGTCGTAGTTGGCAAAGAACCATGCGTCTTTTCCGGTTACCCACATGCTGTACTGCACCTGTGCCATGTACGCAGACTTGATGGCTTCGAAACCGCCAAGGCGGAATTTCATGAAGTCGCGGGAGGTGAACGGGCATTTCAATTCGAGGCCGAAATCGTTACTGCACAGGCCGTCAGGGGAGCACGCGGTGCGCATGCTCTCGTCACGGAACAGGATCGGAGACTCCGTGACTTTCACGTCAGTGGTGAACTCGAAAAGGGTGCGGGCGTCTTCCTCGTACTGCTTGCCCCAAGCGAGAGCCTTGGCGTTAACCTCTGGCGCTACGCCAGTGCATACCTCGGCGAGCAGCGTGTGGAAGTAGGACATTTTCATATCTGTCCACTTTTTCCCCGATCTTGGCTTGGAAATGACGTTATGCACTTCAGAGGCAGTAATGACGCCGAGGCGCAGCCGGTGCCACGCCTCATCGCCCTGTTGGATATTGGTTACGTCAACACCGGTACGGGCAAGGATAATTTCTGGTGTCATGTCAGCAGTCCTTATGGTCATCCCATGGTCCGAATCCACCCACGTAAATGAAACCTCTCGATGGATCGCTCACATGTGTTTCGCGCTGTAGTCGCTCAATTGAATTTCTGTCAATTGCCGCATGGCGCATTTCAAGTGACTGATGACCTCTGCGACGACCATATTGCTTCCAATAGGCAGCGCATGACTTACTGCAAAACTGTGCCCATCCTCTTTTTCGATCAGCAACGCGGGCCATGAATTTGTCCGGGCAACACTTGCAGGTCACTTCAATGGTTTTTCCAGTCATGCTGCCGCCTTAGCTTTTTTCTGAAGGAAGTTGAATCCTTTCTGTGCCTCTTCTTCAGTGAGGTCTGACGCCTCAAGAATTGGCCGTTTGAAGATGTCGCTGCACACCGGGAGGAAGTCTTGCTCCCAGTCTTTATTCAGCGATGTTAAGAGATCGGTGATCGCCTGAAGTGTTTCTTCGCTTGCTGCTGGTGAAAGCGCTTCTGTGGTGCTGCGCGGCGTGACGTCACGAATATCTACGTCCAGTGATTTACCTTCCATTTCTTCAGCGGTAGGCTGCTGTCCAATCTCAGGCCATGCCTTACGCAACGCCTGAGCTTCCGCACATTTCGCCAGCTGTCCATACGGGCGCTTTTTCCACATCGCGTTCGGCGCCGTGGTGTCGCGGCCGCCGGTGGCGTAGTTTTCTATCCAGTATTCTTTGGCGCTGAACTCGACGATCTCGCCGCTGGGCATGCGCTTGTAGACGGTGTATTTGCACCATTGAGGGAAGGTCACCTCGACACCAGTAAGCGTCTGAGTTACATCGGGCCCGAACTCAGGCTCACGGGCCCCGGCATAATCGCCTGAACGGTCTGCCTGAATGCGGTAAAGCCCGATGCCCGGCATGACCACGTCGCGCCATTCGCTTTTGCCCGTTCTTGAGTCTTTGACGCTCATCGGCACGAGGTGAACGGGCTTCAGCAATGGATCCAACTGGCGGGCACGGCAGTAATCGAGCGCCATCATTACCGATTCGTCTTTGGCGCCAGGGTAGATACTGTTCTTCAGCGCGCTCCAGGTAGCGACGTCGATGCCTTTTTCCTGCAGCGCGCTCGCCGTGATTGTTAATTCGTTTGCCATCGTTAATCCCCTCAAAAATTAAAACGGGCAGCCGGTACGGTGTTCCCAGTCGTATTCCGCCTGGGCGTAAGCAACTGCCGAAATGAAATCGTTGTAGGCCTCGCCAGCTTTATCGCTGCGAAGTCCTTCGTATGGGCTGGAGTCAATCGGGATTGTGAAGTGGAAGAGGCCGGACGGCTCTTTTGGCATCATGTCGATAATTTGCTGCGCCCGGTCGTCGATCCACTTCTCTTTCTCGTCGGTGAGTTGCTGCTCGACCCAGCGCCGATCTTCGATGTGGTCGTAAGTGAGGTATGCGTTCATGGTTGCCTCAATATTTGATGTGCGCGTCCTGCACTTTGCCGCCAGCAATCGCCAGCAGTGCTTTCTGCGCGAATTCTTCAGGAATGCCCTGAGCGATCAGGTCGGCGATGACGCGACGGTTGACGGTGCGGCGGTGCTCTTTGTCTGCGGCGCGGCGCGCTTCTTCTTCAACTTTGCGCTGCTCTTCTGCCAGACGGGCGGATTCTTCCTCTTCCAGGCGGCGGCGCTCAGCGGCAACGGCTTCTTCTTTTTCGCGTCGTGCACGCTCTTCCGCTTCCTGCTTCTCACGTGCTGCACGCTGCTCCGTTTCGATGCGCTGGCGCTCCGCCAGCTCTGCACGCGCTTTCTCTTCAGCTTCACGGCGCGCTGCGGCTTCAATCTCCGCTTTGTGCTTCGCTTCTGCATCTCGGCGTGCTTGCTCTGCTGCTTCCTGCTTAATTCGTTCTTCATGCTCGCGTTGAGCCTGTTCCGCCTGGCGGCGCTGCTCTTCGCGGTCACGGTCAAACTTCTCATTCATCAGCAGAGCCATTTCGTGGTCCGCTTCGATTTGCGCGGCGCGCTGGCGGTCAAACTCTTCGTTCATCTCCAGCGCTTCGGCGTGCAGCGCGTTCATGGCTTCTTCAGCCTTAATGCGTTCCTGCTCAGCTTCCCATTCGGTGAGTGGTCGGCGGGTCGCATCGCGCAGCTCGTCACAGGCATCAACGAAACGCTTAATTTCGGCCTCAGCAGGGCGCACAGCCTCTTTCAGTCGCTTCAGGTACTCACGGCCAGGCTTTTCGATTGCCGTCTTGCTGCGGGACACCTGCGCTGCCAGAGAGGCGACACGGTCACGGCCTTTCTTCGTGGACAGGTCCGGTACTTCGTTTACTGCCTGGCGGATTTGCTCGAGATAAGCATCAAGGCCGCCAGCTACGTAAAGCACTGGTGCCTGTTCCGGCTTGATTTCGATGACAGTTAAGTCCGTTACTTCGCTCATGGTTTCTCCTGAAATTTGGATGTGCAGATCCCGCCCGCGTATTGCCAGGCCGATCGTTGAATAGGGTGGTTACTGCTGCGCGATGGATTTCGCCGGGAACTCGCCGTTGCGGAGGATGCTTTCTACCGGCCAGCATTCTGCTGTTACTTTCTGCTCTGTTGCTGCCTGGCTGCATTCCTGCGGGCTGTCATAAACCCCGAGAATCACATCCTGATAATCACCGTTTGTCATTGCCACGGTCAGGACGAGCGCGAATAAAGTTTCCATCAGTGAAGAGTCCTCCCGATGGCGACGGCGTAAAGGCGCTTTGCTTCTTCCCACGCCGGAGCATTGCGATGGAGCACCGCAAACGACGCGAGCCGTTGGGCCTCTCTGATCTGCTGCTGGTTTACCATGACTTCCTCTTGGCCTTATCGCGGCGAACGGAACGGTTAATACAAGACTTCAACGCATTTATTCAGTGTTTCAATGGGCGGTGGATGGCCGCCGGTTGTCATAACTAAGCCGCCTCGGTGAAGCGACTGAGGTATGAACGTCGTTTGATTACGCACCATTGCCGCTCTCCCTGAGCCCGCCGGGCGTCCGACGCATGGTTTACTGTCGCGCCGTTCGACTGACCGAGACGCTAGATTGTCCCGATGCCTAAACAATACTAGCGGTATTAATATAAATCAATACTGGCGGTATTATTAATTGGTGCGGCGGTATTATGTTCATGAAAACTAGGTAGAAATATTTTTTGTAAGCGAGCAGAGCGGTTAGTATTAATGGGGTTTGAACTTTCTTGGAGAGGGAAAATGAGGTTACTTTTAGCTGCAGCGTTAGCTTTACCAATGGTTGCTAACGCATCGTGCTGGACCGTGAAAGACCTTAAAGGGTCAAGCTACAGTGAGAGAGAAGGGTATTCGCGGATTGACGACGCGTTTTCTGGAACATTCACAATCGTTATTGATGGCGATAATGCGACAGTTCTCTATGACGGTCTTGATGGTGGAGGGATGGTATATCGAGCTATGAGTAAAAATGTAGTCGTAGGGCTTACCACTGAGCCTGGAAAGCACGCCATGGAGACTTGGGTTGTACAGCCTGATGGAGTGGTGTTGATGAGCAAAACGCTATCTGGTTTTGGAGGGATGGATTCAACGAAGGCAATGGTGGGAAGGGTCGCCGGTCAGTGCAAATAGAGGGCGCAAAACGCCCGTGTTTGCAAACTTATCAAATGAGCTTTAGTTTCGTCTCAATAGCAACACCGATAATTCTGCAATTACCATTGATGGGTACGAGAGGCCACTGCGGGTTAAGGCCCTTAAGGTATTTTTGGCCTCCATCAATGATCAGTTTCTTAAATGTAGCTTCGTTTGAATCAGATAATTTAGCGATAACGAGGCTGCCATTGATTGGTTCTCGTCCTGTATCGAAAAGAACAAACGTGCCTTCTGGTATGCTTAAGCCAGCGGGCGCAGTCATTGAATCCCCTTCAACACGCAACCAGAATGCATCTCCTTGAATGTGAGCATCTGATTCCAGCCACTGATCAACATCCTTAATAGAGTATGGCTCCAATGCCTCACACCATGATCCGGCCTGTACGCTGCTAATAACCGGGTAGCGTTTACCTGGTGTATATCCAATTACATACGGAACTGATGGCTCATTAACGCTGGTTAGCCCCATTTCTGAAAGCTCTTTTGCCAGAGTCGGACTGAATTCCTCAACGCTAACTTTCAGAAGGCGAGCAAAAACTGAAGCTACAGGAAGGTTAAGGGGATTCCTCCCGTTAAGGTAATGGCCTACCGCTCCCTGAGTAATATCCAGCTCGTCAGCAATCGACTGCTGGGTAACTCCGAGTACTTTCTTCTTCGCCTCATAGATGGCTTTAAGGCGCTTTGCGTCCTCAGCCTGAGTCGGTGTGATGTCTTTTTTCTTTTCCATTTTCAGATAGTAATACCTGAGCTATTAATTTAAAAATACCGCCGGTATTGCATGTTTTAATACTTATGGTATTGTTTTTATATCAACGGTAAGGAGTCACGTTAAAAATGAAAATTTCACTCGCTGAATATGTCGACGAGGTTGGTCAGGTAAAAGCAGCTGATGCCATTGGTGTCCACCAAACGGCAATTAGCAAAGCGATCAGAGTCGGCCGTCAGATTTTCATCAACAAACTTCCTACTGGCGAGGTTAAGGCGGTCGAGTACCGCGAATTTCCTCACAGTAAGAAGCAGGAACATCAGGAATAGCAAATGCATTCACTTGCGTATCAACAAGGTAACAAATTTTCGCCAACAGCGATGATTTACCAGAATCGCCGGGAACCTGATTTCGCGGCGTTAAACATCGATGGGATCCGCGTAGCAGTTCGCGCCTGGGCCGCTGATTGCCGCAGCCGTGAATTTGTCGCAGCGCTGATTGTGGAAGAGTGGCGGTCAACCGGCGGCACCAGTCTGGATATCCCGACCGACTCGCACCGCCAGATGCAGAAGGTATTCCGCTGGATTGATGGCGATACCGAATACGCCGCCAACAACATTCGCCAGCTGGCCCCGGCAATCATGTCGGTCCTGCCGCTGGAGTATCGCAACCGTCTGGCGCCGCAGAACGACACGATGTCTTTGATCGCTACTGCGATGAAAGAGTGTGCGGAAGCTAAGCAGGCAGTGCTGCTGGACGCTCCAGAGCATCAGAAGCTGAAAGAGGTAAGCGAGGGTATAGCGTCGCTGTTCCGTCTCATGCCGGAGCAGGTAGGGCCGTTGATGACGATGGTCACGTCGATGCTGGGGGTTATGTGAGAACTACAGAAATGGCGAAAGCCGCGGTGCTCGAACACCAACGGCTTTCAGGTGCAAATCGTTTGGACTCTTTGCAGGAGTAAGTATGTCAAACACCGCCAAAGTAATCAAATTCCCTGCGCAGCAACCGGCGCAGCAGGAGAATCGCATGGCCGATCTGGAAAATGGCTATCTTCGCCTTGCTAACCAGATTCAGGATGCCCTGTGTTTCGTAGAGCTTTCGGGGCGTGAGTTCCGCGTGCTGAATGCTATTGTTCGCCTGACGTATGGCTGGTCCAAGAAAGAGGACCGGATCACCAACAGCCTCATTGCAGATAAAACCAGACTGGCCGTTAAGCACGTTTCTGAAGCTGTGCTCAGCCTGGCTTATCGCAACATCATCAAGATGCGGAGAATCGGGCAGACACGTTACATCGGGATCAACACGCTTCTGGATAGCTGGGCTTACACAAAGCCAAAATGTGCAAAGTGCCCGGTCAGTTTCCCGGTCGCTGAAGCTGTAACGCAGGTTATTACCATCCCTGAAATCGGGGATAGCGAAATCACCCCGCAACCCATCCCTGAAAACAGGGATAACCATCCCCAAAAACAGGGAGAGGCATCCCTGAAAACAGGGAACACCAAAGACATTCTTCTAAAGACAAATATAAAACCTAATACCCCCTCTAATCCCCCAAGGGGGAAGGACAAGTTTGATCCGCTCGGTGTTGACGTTCCTGAGTGGCTAAACCAAACCGCCTGGCAGGAATGGGTTGCTTACCGCAAACAGTCTGGCAAGCCGATCAAAACTGAGCTGACCGTCACGAAGGCATTCAAGCTGCTGAAAGAGTGCCTCGAAGACGGACACAACCCGGTCGACGTGATCAACACCAGCATTGCGAACGGTTACCAGGGACTTTTTAAGCCGAAGTTCGCTGTCAAACCGGCCACCAAGCCGGATCTGGACTTCAACAACACTGACTGGGCCTATGGGGTGATCCGATGAAATCTCTTTCAGAGCAGATGCGTAACCACGATCGCGAGCAGATGAGCCGCATGGCCCATAACCTGCCAGAGCAGTACCAGGAGCGGGCGCCAGTAGAGCAGGTGGCGCAGGTATTCAACAAGCTGTTCAACGAACTGCGCGCCGCGTTCCCGGCCAGCATGGCGAACTTCCGCACCCAGGACGACCTGAACGAATTCCGCCGTCAGTGGCTGCTGGCGTTTCAGGAGAACGGGATCCACACCATGGCGCAGGTTGATGCCGGTATGCGAGTGGCTCGCAGCCAGGTACGCCCATTCCTTCCGTCGCCGGGCCAGTTCGTCGCATGGTGCAAACAGAGCGGCGGGGCGCTGGGCATAACCGTTGACCAGGTGATCGCCGAATACTGGGACTGGCGTAACCGCTCGTTCGAGTTCACTTCCAGCGAGCAATTCCCCTGGTCTCAGCCGGTCATGTACCACATCTGCGTAGAACTGCGCCACCGCAGCACAGAGCGACAATTAACTCATGGTGAGCTGGCGCGCGAAGCGGGCGATCTGCTGGACATGTGGGAAAAGCGCGTTACCGATGGTAAACCAGTGCCGCCGGTACGCCGTGCGATTGCAGCACCGGCTGCCGAACACGGGCCGACGCCGATCCAGCTGCTGCTGGCGAAGTACAACCGCAACAAGTCGAACGGGATGGTGTGAGATGAAAGGCACACAAGCAATTCTGCACTCGAATCATCAACCCTCAACATCACTACTTGATGGCCAATCAACCATTGGCTGTAAAGTTTCTGATTTATTAGTCGATGATTAAAATATCGTAATTATTTAAACTTGCATGGAGAAAGTCATGAGCGCTGGCGAAGAGTTTGTAAACTATAGCAAATCATTTCATAACGAAAAAAGAGAGGAAGTGAAAGGTCTTCACATCTCATTAAGTCATGGGGAAGGTGTTCTTATAACTCATCGAGTTGAGTCGGAGCACGGGTCTGAGATTGGGCCCTTCTACTTGCCTGATGACCCGAAAGAATTAAAAAAAATTACCAAGGCTATTAACAAAATAGCAAAGTTAATGGAAGGCTAACCAACTGGCTACCTGTAAGTCATTAAAAACTGGCTTCTTATGAAGATATTGGCGATATACTCGTCTTAGAAAGTATCGCATATCATAAAACCTACAAGTTGCTGCAATGAAGAGTGAGACAAGTTAAACGCTGGCCTTGCCGGTGGTGGAGTGGCGTACAAATAGCGCCTGAATATGCCAATTATCGCTGAGGTGGTAATGCGCGAGCAGCCCGAACATTTGCTCGATTACTTCCTTGAGCGCCTGAAGTTTTATCGCGAGAAGTCGATAATTTTACCTAAAGGTAGCGATCCGCGTTACATCGAAATGGCAGAGGCTAACCAGAAATGACGATTGTTTTCATCCCCGCATTGATAGCGATTTTGGTAGCAAAAGAACGAGAAACCGGTCGTGCGCTAACCCAGCTAGAAGTGGAGCAAATTCGTGATGAGGCGACGGCAATCAGCCTTCCAGATGATGTAGCAGAAAGCATGGCGGTTGAGCGCGGATACTCGGATATTGATCCTGAAAATGTTTGGAAGGAATGGTTGTCTTGGAAGACTTCCAATGTGGAAAACTAATGGTGAGGAGAAAAAATGAGCTTCGATTGTGTGATTATTAAGCCAGGGGTAATACCGTCTATACATCAGGTGGATAGCGACAAATTGCCGTTTACAGTCACTTATGATGAAAGAAAGACATACGAAACCTTCAGTATTACTAAAATTGAGCATGCTGAGAAAACTACAGGGAAACATGCACTCTATCTTGTTGCTGATAAAGCTAACACCCCGAGAGAACTGATTACTGCCATAATCGATGATCTTCAGCCAACGCCAGTAAAATACTTCTCATAAACAGTTTTGATTTTCCATAATCAACCCGCCATAATCATGTCATCGGAGCCTGAACAACTCCGGTGACTTCTGCGCATTTAAGGGGACTTAAATGCGACCACAATCTGAACTCCTCACCTCGTCACAGATGCAGAAATGCACCTGCGATTTTCTGCATTCTGCGTTACCTCCCGGAGGTGGCGTATGAAACAGCACTACTGCATCGTTAACGACACCGTTAAAGAAAACCTCATCGCGTACATTCGCACCCTGCCGGTAAACCCTCGCGCGCCGATGGTGGTCGAGGCCCGGGAAGAGACGCGCACCGATAAGCAAAACCGTCTTATGTGGCCGCTGTTGAAGGACCTGTCTGACCAGGTTGTCTGGCACGGCGAGAAGTTGACCCGCGAAGAGTGGAAGGACCTCATCACCGTTCTGGTAAACCAGACTCAGGACCAGGAACAGAAATCCGCGCCGGGCATCAATGGCGGCCGCGTTTATTTCGGCGTCCGCACATCCAAATCCAGCAAGCGTTACATGGTCGATGTCATCGAGGCGATTTACTGGTTCGGTACCGACCGTGGCGTGAAGTTCTCCGAAGCATCAAGTAAGCGCATTGCCTGGGCGCAAGAGTGGAGGGCTTCCCGTGGGTAATCCTCTCGCTCGCGTCATCACAAACGAAATCTTCCGCGTTCCGGCGCGCCGAAAGCTTAAGCCCGCAGTTAAGCCATCAGACATCCCGACACTGAAGGGCTACACCGCCCGCCTGGTAGATCAGAAATGGCTGCGTCTCGCGGCACGGAGGGCGCATGGCTAATTTATGCAAAGCGGCACGCGGCCGCGAATGTCAGGTGCGGATCCCCGGCGTATGCAACGACAATCCTGAAACCTCTGTACTGGCTCACATACGTCTTGCTGGTCTCTGCGGGACCGGAATCAAGCCGCCAGACCTGATCGCCACCATCGCATGCAGCAGCTGCCACGACGAGATTGATCGCCGCACCCGTCTGGTCGATGCGGAATATGCAAAGGAGTGCGCGCTGGAAGGCATGGCTCGCACGCAGGTCATCTGGCTTAAAGAGGGGCTCGTAAAAGCATGAATGAATACCGCATCAGCCTCCCGTGGCCGCCGAGCAACAACCGCTACTACCGGCATAATCGCGGGCGCACGCACATCAGCGCAGAAGGGCAGGCGTACCGCGACAGCGTCGCCAGAATCATCAAAGACTTAATGCTGGATATTGGCCTGGCAACACCCGTGAAAATCCGTATCGAGTGCCACATGCCGGATCGCCGCCGCCGGGACCTGGATAACTTGCAAAAGGCTGCCTTCGACGCCCTGACGAAATCCGGGTTCTGGCTCGATGACCAGCAGGTCGACTACTACAGCGTGAAGAGGATGCCAATCGTCAAAGGAGGCAGGCTTGAACTGACCATCACCGAACTGGAGGCCTCATGAACCACACAGACTTCCTGCGGTATCAGGCGGAAAGCGTTAAGCGCGCAAACCTGCCGCCAGTAGCAAAGCACAGCCAGACCAAAACCAACCAGCCTCAGAAGGAAGCCGCATGAACAGTCAGCAACTGGAATACGTACGTCAGCAGCTCATTGTGGCGACCGCAGACCTCAGCGGGGCGACGAAAGGGCAGCTGGTAGCTTTCGCCGAGAACGCACAATTCACCGCGACAGCGCGCAGCCGGGGCCGAAAAAAGGTATTCGACAAGGATAAGCAGCGCATGGTCAACCCGGATGGTCCGCCGATGAGTGGCAGCCAGTCACGCGCCAAGGGCTCATCCATCGCGCTGGTGGGCCCGGTTGAGTTCGTGACCGCATCCTGGCGCCGCGCTGTCCTTTCTCTGGAAGACCACCAGAAAGCATGGCTGCTGTGGAACTACAGCGAGAACATCCGCTTCGAGTATCAGGTGGCGATAACTCAGTGGGCATGGGCAGAGTTCCGTGAGCAACTCGGCGCGAAGAAGGTGGCCGGCAAGACGATGGAACGCCTGAAGAAGCTTATCTGGCTGGCAGCGCAGGACGTCAAAGCGGAACTGGCGGGCCGTGAGACATACGAATATCAGGCGCTGGCGGAGATGGCAGGCGTAGCGAAATCGACCTGGACGGAAACGTATCTGCCTCACTGGCTGGCGATGCGTAACAGCTTTAAGCGGCTCGATTGCGGTGCGCTTATATCCGTAACGCGATCACGTTCACAACAAAAGGCGACAAATTTAGATGTAAGTCTTGCAAAACCGAACTGAAGCGCATATATTTCATGTAAATCTGATATTGTCGCTATAGCTTCGATTATCGACAAAGAATTAAGAGCCTCGCCATCGTGCGGGGCTTTTTATTTGAACAAAAAAGATATCCCAAGCTTTACTAGGAAGATGAAAATAGCGATATCGATAATCAAGTGAATAATTCGATCCACTATGTCCGGATTCTTATTGATTCTGTACCTGCCACGTCTACGTCTGCCCATTTTTTTCTCCTTTTAGGGATGTATCGGCAGGGATGTGAAGAAACTTTATTCAAAGGCTCACTTATGTGGGCCTTTTTTAATTCAGGCTCCGGGAACCATCATCGATACGCCTACTTGTTAAATCGTCCCGAGGGCCTGACCCTTTTCAAACACACAGCACCCGCTAACTACGCGAGGTGAGAGCATGTATCGCATGGAAAAAATAACCACTGGTGCTGCCTATGGCGCTTCAGCCGGGAGCATCCTAAACGGCATGCTTAATGCCTACAGCCCCGAGCAGTGGAACGCTATCGGCGTGCTGGTGGGTATCATCATTGCCGTACTGACGTATCTGACAAATCTCTATTTCAAGATCCGCGAAGACAACCGCCGCAGCAGGAGCCGAGATGAACCCGACACTCAGGAATAAGCTGGTGGGTGCCATTGTTGGCGGTTCCGGAGCCATCACCATTGCGGCGGTAATGCTGGGAAATGCGGATGGGCTGGAAGGGCGGCGCTATTACGCCTATCAGGATGTTGTCGGCGTCTGGACCGTTTGCGATGGACACACCGGTGCCGACATTCGCCGCGGTCACCGCTACACCGACAAAGAGTGTGACAACCTGCTGAAGGCAGATCTGCAAAAGGTAGCAAATGCCATCGACCCGCTGATCAAGGTTCGCATCCCTGAGCCTACACGTGCTGCGCTTTACTCCTTCACCTACAACGTTGGCTCTGGTGCCTTCGCCAGTTCCACGCTGCTGAAGAAGTTGAACGCCGGTGATGTACCGGGTGCCTGCAAAGAACTGCAGCGCTGGACGTATGCCGGTGGCAAACAGTGGAAGGGTCTGATCACCCGCCGCGAGATTGAGCGTGAAGTTTGCGAGTGGGGTCAGAAATGAGCCGATTAACAGCCATCATCTGCGCTGTCGTTATCTGCCTGCTCGTTTCCATGGCCTGGGCGATTAACCACTACCGCGACAACGCCATCACCTACAAAGACCAGCGTGACAAAGCCACCAAGAATCTCAGCCTGGCTAACGCCACAATTAAAGACATGCAGACCCGCCAGCGCGATGTCGCTGCGCTGGATGCCAAATACACCGGAGAACTGGCAGATGCGAAAAAGCAGCTTGATGATCTGCAGCGTTGTGTTCGCGATGGCAAGTGTGGGCTGCACGTCAACGCAAAATGTCCAGCGAACGGAACGACCAGCACCGACGGCCTGGGCGATGCTTCCGGCCCCCGACTTACTGACTCCGCTGAACGGGATTATTTCACCCTCAGAGAACGAATCGCCACAGTGACGAAGCAGGTCGGCTATTTGCAGGACTACATCAGAGAGCAGTGCCTGCAATGAGCTAAAGTGCGGATCCGCCGCCAGTTACAAATTCGGGAACGTCGCGTTGCGGGCTATAAAGTTGGTGATTAATTACAACCCAGCCACCATTAAGCCATTTAGTGACCTGCTGACGATTGACGCCCATATGTCGGGCAAAGTCTGACTGGTTCCCATTGTGATAAAACTCGATGTAATCAGAAAGTGTTCTGGCATTCATATCATGAACCTTTGATTAGTGGGTTAACTATCAGGTAACTGGTGCCATGCTCATCTTCCATTTCAACAGCATCGAAACCGAGGTGAGCAGCAACGCGACCACGAAGGCGCTGCATTTCCCATCCAACATCACCAGTACAAGAGCGAGGGCTTAGAATGTCGGCAAATTCATCATTACATTCATCATCGGCCAGGGCGTAGGCCAAGGCTTCAAGCTTGTCGTAATCGGCTTCAACTTCTCCACGAAGGAAATGGATGATGTCTTCGATTCGGTCATTTAAATCGGAGTTGTCAGCTATACGCTCAACATCATAGATGTGAACAAAGTCTCCATGAGAACTTGCGGTGTCTGATTCTGCGCTGGCAAACAGCCCGTCAAAAACGTTATCAGCAGCACCCAGAGAAAAAGCACCAATTTTTATCTCCGGAGCTGCATTGCTGTAAGAGCCGTGAAACAGTTTCATAAATCATCTCGCATCGTTTCGATAAAAACAATGTAATCATTATTTGATTACATTACAAGGTGTTTTTCCCGTTGCGACTAAGGAATTTATAAAGGTGGTTGTAATGTCCGACATCTACCAAATCACGCTAACCACCCAAACAGGCGAGACCTTCACGGGCAAGATGTCACGCCGACAGCCTGAGCTGGTTAACGGCTTTGTGCCGCTGGCGACGGAAACTGGCCAGTGGCTGTATTTCGCTCCTGCCGATGTGAAACGGGTAGAGTTCACGCCGGTACCGGAAGAGCAGACCGAACAGCCAGTAGAACAAACAGCGGAGTAACGAATGAGCAAACCGGACTGGGAGGCCATCGAGACGGCGTACCGGGCCGGAGTGATGTCCCTCCGAGAAATAGCTTCACAACACGGAATTAGCGAAGGCGCTATCCGTAAGCGTGCCAAGCGTGACGACTGGTCGCGTGACCTCAATGCGAAGGTGAAAGAACGAGCCGACGATCTGGTACGCAAAGCTGAGGTACGCAAACAGGTACGCAGTGAAGTCACTTTTAACGAACGCGTACTCATAGAAGCGACGGCTGAGGTAATCGCCAATGTCCGAATGGAACATCGCGGTGACATTAAGCGTGCCCGGCAGATAACTAATGCCCTGTTTGATGAGTTGGGGGCAGAGTGCGCAGACGTGGCCGCACTGGAGAAGCTCGGAGAGCTGATGTTCGACCCTGACGACAAGGGTCAGGACAAACTCAATGAGATTTACCACAAGGTCATCAGCATGCCAGAGCGCGTTAAGTCGGTTAAGGCACTGAGCGACGCGCTGAAGAATCTGATCGGGCTTGAGCGTCAGGCCTATGATATCGACGGGCCGGAAGGCGACAACTCTGTTAAGCAACTGTCTGACCTGATGGATTCTCTGTCTCAGGGGGCGTAATGAAACCTGAGCACCTCAAGCTGCTGGCCGACAAAGACTGGCGGCTTAACAATCTCTACTGGATCACCGACAAAGAGGGTAAGCCAACGCGCTTCAGGATGACGCCTGAACAGCGGGAATACTTCGAGGGGATCCACACCCGCAACATCATCCTGAAAGCTCGTCAGCTCGGATTCACCACTGAGGTGTGCATCATCCAGTTGGACGCGGCCCTGTTCGAGTCGGCGAAGTGCGCGCTGATTGCCCACACGCTGAATGACGCAAAGCGCCTGTTCCGCGAAAAGGTGAAGTACGCATACGACAAGCTGCCGGCAGAGATAAAGGCGGCCAACCCGGCCAGCAATGACTCATCTGGTGAACTCGTATTCAAGAAGGGCGGATCACTCTACGTCAGTACGTCATTTCGTGGCGGTACGCTGCGTTACCTGCACGTTTCAGAGTTCGGGAAGATATGCGCCAAGTATCCTGACAAAGCCCGTGAAATCGTCACTGGTGCGTTTGAGGCTGTATCGACTGGATGCTTCGCTACTATCGAGAGCACAGCCGAGGGCCGGGCGGGTTACTTCTTCGATTACTGCCAGACGGCAGAAAAGGCGCTGCTGCAGGGTAAAACGCTATCCGCGCTGGACTGGAAGTTTTTCTTCTTCTCCTGGTGGAAGAACCAGCAGTACGCAATCGACCCGGTAGAGTCTCTGCCGGTGCGCCTGATTGAATACTTCGCTGAGATGGAAGCGAAGCACGGCGTGGTCATTAACGACCGCCAGAAAGCCTGGTACTACGCCAAAGAGAAAACGCTCGGCGATGACATGAAGCGCGAATACCCGACCATTCCGGCCGAGGCGTTCCAGCAGTCGGTCGAGGGCGCGTACTACGCCAAGCAGTTCCGCTGGCTCTACACCAACAAGCGGATCGGCCAAATCCCGGATAACTCGCACCTCCCGGTACACACGTTCTGGGATATCGGTGTGGGCGACTCCACGGCGATCTGGTTCGTTCGCGAGGTTGGCGAAGAGTTCCACATCATCGACTACTACGAAAACTCTGGCGAGGGGCTGCGGCACTACATGAAGGTGCTGAAAGACCGAGGCTATGAGTATGGCGAGCACTGGGGGCCGCACGATATTGATAACCGTGAATTCGGTGCTGATGCCAAATCCCGCAGAGAGCTTGCCCGTGAGGGGTATGAGATCGATGGTCAGGTTTACAGCATGACATTCCAGGTGGTGCCAAAAGTCGGTGTCGATACCGGCATTGAGTCGGTGCGTGAAATTCTCCCATCCTGCGTCTTCGATGAGGAGAAATGTGCCGAGGGAATATCTCACCTCGAAGGCTACCGCAAGGAGTGGGACGACAAGCGCGGCTGCTGGAAAGATAAGCCACTTCATGACTTCACATCACACGGCGCCGATGGCTTCCGCTACTTTGCGGTAGCGAAGAACAACCAAAAACAGGTTGGTGCTATCTTCTTCACATAAGGAAAACTCAGTGAGTAACACTACAGAAATGCAAGTCCTCGCTGGGCTCATTGTGAACAGCCTTAACGAGGTTGGGCGCGCGCGCCAGTTGTATGCATCAGGGCTTGGGAAGTCCGGTAACACGAAGCGTCACCATCTGTGGTGCGAATTTGGTTACCCTGAGCGACTCGACTTCGACCACTTCTACAACATGTATGAGCGTAACGGCGCGGCGTTCGGCGCGGTGCATAAGTTGCTCGATGCATGCTGGACTGATACCCCGGTGATCGTCGACGGCGATGAGACGAAGAAGTCGAAGAAGTCGACGCCGTGGGAAAAGAAAGTCACCAAGCTCATGAAGAAGCATTGGGCGAAAGTGAAGGATGCAGATCGGCGCAACCTGGTCGGGCATTACTCAGCACTTATCCTTCAGTTTGCGGACAGCAAGGAGTGGTGGGAGCCTGTCGACCGCGGCGTGATGCGTAACTCGCGCGAGCGTGGCCTGGTGAAGATGATCCCAGCATGGGAAGCGCAGGTTAAACCCGGAGAGCTTGAGCAGGACCAGAAGTCGCCAGACTACGGCATGCCGAAGTTCTACTATTTCCAGGAGCAGCAGGTCGGCGATAACGGCAATATTTCCGGGCCGATGCGGTCGATTAAGATCCACCCTGAACGCATCATCATGTTCTGCGAAGGCTCAGAAGACGAGACTTCTCTGGCGGGCATCCCTTTCCTGCGAGCTGGTTACAACGACCTACTCGACATGGCAAAGACCTCCGGTGGTAGTGCCGAGGGCTTCCTGAAAAATGCCAGCAGGCAGCTCGGCATTAACATGTCGAAGGAAACCAACCTCAAGTTCATCGTCGAAGAGGCGAAGAAAGCCGGATATGCAGGACTGGCTGAAGCGCTGAACGCCTCCATCCAGAAGCTCAACTCAGGTACAGATTCAGCACTGGTTACGCAGGACGGTGAGGCTAAGGTGCTTTCTGTTGCCGCAGCTGACCCGAGTCCAACATGGACAGTTTCGGCGAACCAATTCTCTTCATCTGTCCAGATACCTTTCACCATCCAGTTTGGGCAGCAAACAGGGCGGTTAGCCTCTGACCAGGACAAAAACGACTTTGCCAAACGCTGCAACGGTCGCAGGTCAGGATTCCAGACTGGTCGTGTAACCGCTGTTATTGAACGCCTGTGGACTGTTGAAGTAATCGAGACGCCAAAGTCTGGCGAAATCACTCTGACTTGGTCCGATCTCCTTGCGCCAAGCGAGAAAGAGAAAATTGCCAACATGAAAGAAATGGCGGCAGTGGCGAGGGATACTCAGCAAGCCTATGGCACACCAGCAGTTGACGAGAACGAGGTGCGAGAGGCTGGCGAGCTTGAGCCCCGGACAGAAGTTCCAACGCCAGACCCCAACAAAAAGGTAACGACCGATGATCCTCTTTCCGATGACTCCGGAGCAAAAGACGAAAATCGGGACACCAGTAGTACCGCGTAGCAAAACTGACCCAACCCGATCGGCAAAGCAGGTAACCGCGATGTTCCGGGATATCGAGGAGCGGTATCTCGGCATCAAGCACGCGCTGAAAGCTCTGTTCGACCAGCGCCTGACCGGGCGAGTGCGAGAGGTAAACAGCCATAACTGGCATTTCCTGTGTCATGACCATGGCGAGGACGTGAGGCTCTACCAGGTCAACGCCGGCAAGTTCATCTACGACATGTCAGCGCAGGAACTGGCTGACTTGCTGGAAGCGGTGCAGGGCATTCTCGACAATTACCTGCTGGACGGTGGCGAGCAAAACCTATGGGCGATGGATTACGTCGTCGCAGACGCGCAGCGCGGCACGCTGGAGGCGTTCAACAACCTTTCGCAGCAGTCGCAGGTGTACGCCAGTCAGACAACGCTCCAGCAGCTTTTAAGCAGCCCGGGCTACCTGAACCAGATATCGGCTGCCAGGCTGACAACGTTCAGTGACTGGAAGGTCATCAGCGATACAGCCCGCGGCGACCTGACCAACATCATCACCGATGCGGTAGCGCGTGGGGTGAACCCTCGCGAGACGGCCAGCGTCATTAGTAAGCGCCTCGATGTGTCCATGTCGAAGGCGAAGAATATCGCTCAGACCGAGCAGGTCGGCGCGCTGCGGCAGGCACAATGGAACGAAACGGACTGGGCTGCTGACCGGCTGGGTCTGAATACCGGCCTGCTATGGCTGTCAGCTCTTAAGCCAACGACGCGCACCTGGCACGCCAGCCGTCACGGCAAGGTCTACACCACGGAAGAGGTGCGGGACTTCTACGCCGAGAACGGTAACCGGTACAACTGTTATTGCAGCCAGATTCCGGTGCTGCTCAACGACGACGGCAGCATATTCAACGAAGGGCTGGCTGATAAGCTGGCGAAAGAAAGAAAAGCTTGGAAAACATCAGATTAATAGTATTTTTACTGTTTTACAGGAGAGATACTATGAGTTTAAATTTTGTTCATTATCCAGAAGGTGTTGGTTATACCGTTATTCAGAGACCAAGCGGCCTGCCCTACCATGTTGATCAGGCATATTTGGTCGAAGGTGAAGATAAAGAAATCCAAGACTATCTTAACTTTCTTAATCAGGTGCTGGGAGAAACTACACCAGTGTCCTATGAGGTCATAATGTCTGGCACCACCAATGTGCCATCAAGGGTAAAGCTTGTATGGGATACCGACGAATTTATAAAGATGCCTAGAGATGAGTTCGTTGCCCGCTTCATCAAGCCATATACACGTAATACATGGATTTATAGCTAGTAAGTTATCTCGAAGTATTGATTGCGGCGTAACTCAATCGGTAGAGTAACGCATCAACGCGGCCATGCCATTGCTGGTCGTGCTCGGTTCGGCATGATGTTGACGCCTGACGAGAGTGCTGGTTCGAGTCCAGCAGCCGCAACCCAAAACAAGACCCAGCTGTAGTGCTGGGTTTTTTAATGCCTGAAATCCACCAACGAGGACCCAGCATGAAACGCAACCGCGTTAATGTGCTGACCGTCGTCAACTCCGCTTCAAACATCACCACTGAAACCATCGACGGCAAGCCACATATCGTGGTTCGCGGCATCACGCCTGTCGTGGACGATATCGTGATGAACCGGAAGTTGTACCCGGCAGCAGAAATCGAAAAGGCCTACAACACGCTTGAACGTAACCCGATGCCGCTGGGCCACCCGAAAGTTGACGGCAAGCATGTGTCGGCGCGCGATGTCCGGGCGGTTAATGAGTACCACGTCGGGGCCTGGCTGCAGAACGTCAGCCACAATGACGGCAAAGTGACGGGAGACATGTACGTCAACCGCCAGTACGCCGAGTCGAGCGACAAGGGTAAGCGCCTGATTAACCGTCTGGATGAGATGCTGGCCGGTACCAATTCTGACCCGATCCACATCTCCACCGGCCTTCTGTATTCCGGTATCGCTGCCAATGGTGAGTCGAAGGGCAAAAAGTACAACGAGATCGCCACCAATATGATGTTTGACCATGTTGCTGTGCTGCTCGATGAGCCTGGCGCCGGTACGCCGGAAGAGGGCGTGGGCATTTTCGTTAACTCAGAAGGTGATGAGCAGCAGATTGAAGTTGCCCGCCTGGCTGATGGCATCGACTGCACCCGAGACGGCCTGCTCAACAAGACAAAATTTTTCTTCACCAATGCCTCTAACTTCTCATTCGACGATATCTCCCGCGCTATCAGCGACAAGCTGCGCGAGGGTGATGCCGAAGATAAGTGGCTTTGGCCTGAAACGGTGTGGCCGGACAGCTTCATCTACCGCAATGACACCAAATACCTGAAGCAGAAGTACCTCATCGATGACGACGGCAAGGCCGTGTTCGTCGGCGAACCTGTAGAAGTCGTGCGCAAACCCACTGAGTACGAGATTAAAACCAACGGAGAGAACGATCCGATGAAAGAACTGATTATCAATGCGCTGCAAGCCGCTGGTAAGCCGACTGAAGGCAAGTCCGACGCCGAGCTGATGGACGCATACAACCAGATGAAGGCCGACGAAGCCACCGCCAAGAAAAAAGGCGATGAAGAAATCGACCCTGAAACCGGCAAGCCCAAGAAAAAAGAGCAGGCCACCAATAACGAAGAGATGCCAGCGTGGGCGAAAACACTCGCCGATCGCGTGGACGTCGTTTTCAACAGTCTGAACGCGAACGCCGACAAAGAGAAAGGCGAAAAGCGCGCAGCTGTGAAGCTGGCGATGAACATGAGCGATGAAGAAGTCGCAGATCTGGACGGTAAGGCCCTCGACGCTATGTACGCCAAGTGCCAGACCTCCTTCGGCCTGAACGGTGCATTCCGCCAGGCTACCAACACCCAATCAGTCAGCGAAATGCCGGAGTAAAAAATGGCTAAAGACGGAAAACACGTAATTCACGCCGGTGGCGTATTCCCTAATCCGCTGCTCAACCGTGAAGGTGCCGCGGCGGCCGCCACTAAGCCAGGTACTGTTGGCTTTTTCTCTGCCGCCAAGTTCACGGCCTCGGTTGATGGCAACGAAGAGGCGATCCTCTATGTCGCTGACTTTGACTATCTACGCTGCCAGACGGTTGACGACTCAATCCCTGCGAATGAGTTGGTGGTTGGCATCCATCCGATGCCGGGCATGTTCCTTAACGTGCGCGCGGCGGCAGGCACCTACAAAAAAGGGCAGCCATTATCCATCGCAAACGGCCAGGTTAAAGCCCATGCCACAGGCGAGTCCATCCGCGCATATGTCGAAGAAGACACGGCGTACACCGTTGCTGCAGGCGATCTGCTGCGCGTCGTTATCAAGTAAGGAGCACCTGAATGCTTGTATTTTCTCGCTCTATCGGTGAACGCACCGGTAACCTCGAAGTCAACCAGGCACAGTTCCGTGAGCTGGAGATGGCGCGCAACATGAGTGCGCAGTCTGTCGCTGACTTCATTGCCCGTGCTCGCTTCGGTGAAAACGGACATTTGGACGCGGTGAACGCCGTCGACGACATTCGCCGCATGTACCGCGCGTACGACCAGACAGTACTGGCACAGTTCGAGCCGAACACGGAGTTCACCCTGTTCAACGACCTGATGCCACTGTCCCGATCTGTCCGCCTGGAAGAGTCCGTGTATGAATATGCCCGCACCGGCGGTCGTGGCTGGGCGCATACCTCCATGTCCGGACAGATTGGTGCGGCGCTGGATGCTCGCGCGTACAGCTTCGACGGTACGATGGTGCCGGTGCACGACAGCGGCTTCAAATTCCACTGGCGCGATCCGATCTTCAACAAAGGTTCGGCTCTGGCATCACTCGCCGATGCGCAGCGCGGCTCTGTTGATGATGTGCGCCGTAAAATCGTGGACTACATGTTCAACGGTTTCCGCGACTCGGAAGGTAACTTCGTTACCTTCGACGGCAAGACCTGGAAGGGCTTGAAGGCCGATGAGCGCGTTGGCCAGGTTGATTTGGGCGCATCTGGTCTGAATATCGACTTCTCCAGCCGTACCACAACCGCAGAACAGAACCGAAACGGTGCGATCGCCCTGCGTGACACCATGAAGATCACTAATAACCAGTACGCACCGCAGACCTGGTATGTTTCCAGCGAGATCATGTCTAACTGGGAGCGCTATTACAGCGACAATTACCAGTCTGGCACCATCCTGCAGGAAATCCTGAAACTGTCAGGCATTGCTGCGGTGAAAGAAGATGCAGAGCTGACCGGGAACCAGATTCTGGTGGTTCCGCTGACTGCAGGCGTTATCGCTCCGATCACCGGCCAGGCCGTAGGTACTGTTGCTGACCCTCGTCAGTTCTACAACAGCGACTACATCTGGCGCACCTGGGGCGCAATGGGCCTGATGGTCAAGCAGGACATCAACCTTAAACACGGCGTGCTCTTCGCGAGCAGCTAAGGAGAAACGGAATGGCACTTGTAGAAATCACATCAGGTAACGTGTTCGCTGGTGCCAACCTCCGCAAACTGGAGGTTGGTGCGATCGTTGAAGTCGACGATGCAACAGCAGCGCGCTGGAAAGCGACCGGAAAAGCGAAAGACACTGACAAGAAGAAGGGGGAAAAGCTCTTCGGCGAGTCAGTACCGGCAGCATCACAGCCTAGCGATTTGCTCGAGCAGCTGGCGGCGGTGACGAAGGAGCGTGATGAATCTCTGGAGCAGCTGGCTAAGCTCACTGACCTGGTTGCAGCTGACAAAGCCACTTTCGACGAGCAGCTGGCGGCGGTGACGAAGGAGCGTGATGAATCTCTGGAGCAGCTGGCTAAGCTCACTGACCTGGTTGCAGCTGACAAAGCCACTTTCGACGAGCAGCTGGCGGCGGTGACGAAGCGCGCTGAAGAGGCCGAAGCCGCACTGGCAGAAGCAATCAAGAAGGCGAAATAACTATGGCACTTCGTGAGTTCGATAACCCGTCCAAATCCCGCGATGAGCTGGATGAGCAAACCAAAGGTAATTAACCATGGCTGACCCAATCACAGCGGCAGAAGTGCAGGCGTTCCTCGGTGAATTGGGTTACTCCATCCCGGGTGCGCTGCTGGATCCGATCCTCTGCGTGGTGAACAAGATTATCCCGTGCCTCGATGGTGCGGGGTATGACGATTGCACCGCGAAGCTGATTCTTATGTATGCCGCAGCGCTTATGGCTACGTCGTCCGGCGCGCGCCGCATAAAATCGCAGGGTGCGCCTTCTGGCGCGTCCCGCTCGTTTGAATATGGCGACGACAGCATTACCTGGTTGCGCGACTCGCTGGCCCGGCTTGACACCAGCGGCTGCACCAGTGAGTTGCCGATCAGCGCTGGTAACAGTGTCGGTCTGTTCATGGTGGTCGGGGGCTGCTGATGACATACAAATCAGTTAAGCACGGACTGCCGCGCGCATTCACCCGTGTATGGGTGATTACCGACACAGGGCGGGAGACAACCGGCTACGTTAAGTCGGACGGAGAGTGGTTCATTAACTGCCCGCGCATCCGGGCGACAGGCGCGAAGGTGCTGAGGTGGAAAGAATGACAGAGCGAGTGAAGAAGGCGAGCGATGACTGTTTATCGTTCATGTGTCCAGGGTGCGGTAGTCGCCATGTGGTGCAGGTTGGCGCTGGCGGCGGTCCGCGATGGGGATGGAATGGAAGCATTGATAAACCGACATTAACTCCAAGCGTTTTGGTTACAGGATTCACGCCCAGCGATGACCCGGAGGAGTTTGACGATGCCACGAAAGACAAGCCATTTACTTGCCATTCATTTGTGACAGATGGGCAGATTCAATATCTGAATGACTGCACACATAGCATGGCAGGCATGACGGTGCCGCTACCAGAGCTTTGAGGGGGTAGCAATGTCTAGCGTTGCGAATTGGTCATACACAGCCACGGCTACCATCTGGCGTAAACAGAACGGCGGAACCGACGAATACGGCGATCCAATCAAAGGGTACGCCGCACCGGAAGTAATCATGTGCGATTACGAAGGTGGCCTGTCAAAGCGCATCGGAAGCCTGGGCGCTGAAATCGTCGTGAAGAATACCGTCTGGACGGAGTTCGCGCTGGCGGATGCAGGTGATTACCTGCTGATTGGCGTATCGACCGAAGCGGACCCGGTTGTCGCCGGTGCCGATGAGGTGCGACAGGTTATCCGTTACGCCGACACGTTCGAGCGCCTGGCGGATGATTACGCCATCCTGACGGGAGTGTAGACATGGGCATCAAAGTTAAAGGCATCGATCAGACCATTGCTAAATTGAATCGCATGATTGGTGACATTAAAAGTGTCCGCATCATTCGGGCTTTGTACATAGCATCTGAACAGGTTCTTGAGTCGGCTGCTGTGATAACGCCAATAGATACATCAACCCTCGTTAACTCTCGGTTTATCGATTTTGATTCAAGCGGCAATCGAATTACGGCAAAGGTGGGGTTTTCTGCCTCGTATGCCGCATATGTTCATGATGCGCCCGGCAAGCTAAAGGGCCAGCCAAGGGCGCACTTTGGAACCACCAGATCAGGCAAACAGTTTGGTGGTGGTACAGAGCAAGGCGTTTATTGGGGACCCGGGGGTGAGCCGCAATTCCTGAAAAAAGCTTTTGAGCAGGTTAAGCCACGAATCCCTGAAATTATTGCAAAAGGCATGAAGAAATGACCCCACCAATGGCCGACCGAGTGCGTTCAATGATGGTTTCTGCCGGGCTTACGTCAGCTTTTACTTGTCAGAGTTTTTTCTGGGATGACAGTGGCAATAAGTCTGAGGCATTCATGGTCTTTAAGCCTGCCGGAGGGGGCATACTCAGGCAGGATGAAGGCGGAACCTATTTTGTTCAGTTGGATGTGATCGGTGCCATCAATGAAGACCGCAAAGCGAATACCGCAGCTATGGGCATTATCGATTACATACAGGCTAATCCTATTGCAGATCCTTGCATCGGATACATCGAATCCTACGGTATGCCTCAACCAATGCTAACCGCTGAGGGACGGGCAGTATTTTCGCTGCGCTTCCGCTGCGTATACGGGGAATAACCCAATCCACAACCCATCAGGCTGCCATCCGGCGGCCTTTTTTATTTGAGAGGTACACATGCAAGGCTGTGCTAATGATTTTGGCAAGCTGATCGGGAAAGTAGCTGTGCTACGCATGGCCTTTGGCTGCCCCGACGCAGTGCCCGCGCTTTCCGAGTGGAAGCGACTGGGCGCAATGACCACGAAAGGTTTCGATTACTCAATGAATACGGTCAGCTCTGAGGCTGATGATTCAAAGGGTCTGGTTGAGAACCTGGTCAACAACATGGATTTCACAATCTCTGGTGACGGCGAGTTCCGCAAGAACGATAAGTCTGTAGAGATTGGCGCGATCCACATGTCGAAATACATCTTCGATGAAGTTCAGGCTGGCCGTCAGCCAACCGTCTGGGTTCGTTTTGATTTCGCAGGGGAAGACGCTGGCACCTACATTATGGGGTATTTCAACACCACCTCTTGGTCAGGTGACTTCGGTACCAGTGATATTTCAACTTTCTCCGGTGAGTGGAAAGTCTATGATGCCGACACGGTTGTTTTTGAGATCGCTGGCGATGCGCTTGCCTTCACAACCAACCTTCCTTCAACGAAAACCGTTGCGACTGGCTCAGCGCTCAACATGAGCGTAGCCGTTACAGGCGGTACAGCTCCGTATACGTATGTCTGGAAAAAAGATGGCTCAGCAGTGAGCGGTCAGACTACAGCGACGTTCAACAAGGCGAGCGCAGTCTCGGGTGATGCTGGTTCATACACCTGCGAAGTTACCGACTCTGCCGGTACGCCAGTGAAAATCACTTCTAACGCCTGCGCTGTCACTGTCAGCTAATGGCTATTCCAAAGGGCAGCGTGCTGCCCTTGATAATAATCATTAAGGCAAGAGCATGATCCCTTTAACAGACATTGGTGAGGTTGTCCTTTCAAGCAGAAAGGATGGAGAGAATGAATACCTTCTAAGGCCATCATTCGCTGCAATGACCAGAATCGGAACGCCTGAAGAAATCGTTTCTGCATACGCCATCATACATGGCAGTGATGTGCAAAATCTGATTGCAGCATGCGCTTCTAATCTTGGGCGCTTTCCTGAATGGTTATCACCACAACTTTATCGTATGGCTGAAAAGGTCTTGTCTGTTTCCATGCAGGTGATTCAGGCGTGCTGTGATGATGATTTAACCCCGATGATTGGGGAGTGGAAAGGGTGGTCAAGATACATAGTTTATCGGCCCGGCGCGCTAAGCCGTAACGACATTATTGTCATCGCTCAACACCTAATGACCCATGGCGTTATTGGTAAAGCCAAAGTCAGGAAGCTGCAGCGGCATGAAACCAACTCGACCACAACAGCATTCAACGCCATTGAGTACATCAATGCTGCCCGCACCCATTTCGATATGACACGTGAAGACGCCGCCCACCTGACGATGACAGAGTTTGCGCTGCTTCTGAACGCTAAATATCCAGACCAGAAAGGGCTGACGAGAGAGGAATACGATGCAGTAATGGATGATGACGAGCGTCGCTGGCAGGAAAAAATGATGCGCGAACAGCAAGACCGGTTAATGAAGTAGTAGCTAACGTATCCATGGAGAATAGCAATGTCGGAAAATTTAGGTGGTATTGATATCACCATCGCATTGGATACCGCTCAACTTCTTGACGGTGCCAAGGATGTGCAGAACGCGCTGAGTCAGATCGACAGTTCAACAAAAAAGACTGGGCAAGAACTCGACGAGCTTGATAACAGCACGTCTCAAACTGGATCCGCGTTTACTGAGCTGGCCGGTTATGCCAACTCCATGGATAACCAACTGCGCAAACTGAACACCAACGTAAGCGGAATTGCCCGCGCGATGGAAGAGGCTCGCACTGGTACCGGCGGCGCGAGCAGTGAATTCAGCCGTGCCGAATCCATCATCGAGGCGCTGGGTAACCAGTTGGCTGTGCTGGACGAAGCGCAGGAGAATGGCGCGCGTAGTGCCGCAGTCCTGGCTGCACAATTGCGTGCAGGGTCGAAAGCCACCGACGAAGAGAAGCAGAAGATAGGCGAGCTTACTGGTCGCCTGTATGACATGAAGACTGGTGTTGAAAATGGCGCAAAAGGCACTGGTAGCTGGAAAACCAGCATGCAGCAGGCCGGGTACCAGGTTCAGGACTTCATCGTGCAGGTGCAGGGTGGGCAGTCTGCGCTGGTGGCGTTCGCTCAGCAGGGCTCGCAACTAGCTGGCGCATTCGGTCCTGGCGGTGCCGTGGTTGGCGCTATAATCGCCCTTGGTTCGGTACTGGCTGGTGTGCTTATCACTTCGCTTAATGGCGGAAAAAATGCCATGGACGCGCTGAAAGATGCAGCAGAAGCGATGGATAAGGTGATAACCATTTCCTCGCAAGGCGTGGCCGCGCTTTCAGACAAATATGCCGCCCTGGCGCGCGTAAATGCCGACGTGGCTACTTTGCTGCGAAATCAGGCGCTGCTCGAGTATAACCAGGCCATCTCAAAGATCCCGAAGGCCATTAGTGACGCGTCTGATGCTTTCATTACGTTAGGCGATCGCGCACTCGCGGCGGTTGGCGGCGCGTCTCCAAGCATCAAGAAATTCAACGATGAGCTTTCTGCGCTTGGTGTTACCACCACAGATTGGAGCCAGGCCATTCAACAGGCCAATAGTCAGGGGCAATATGCCTCTGGCATTGTTAACTCTTTATCTTCGACGGTCAGCACGCTTTCTTCCCGCCTCGGCATCAGCAAACAGTCAGCGTTTGATCTGGCAAGAGAGTTATCAGACCTGAGCAACAACCCGTCGCCGGAAGCACTCCAGGAACTGGCGAAAAAACTCCAGGAAATGCAGTCCTCATCTAAAGATGGGCAGTCAGCCATTGCTGAACTGGCAGGTAAACTTGTCGATCTGGCGAGAGAGGCGGCCAACGCGAAGATAAACGTCGACAGCCTGAACAAGTCCACCGACAACCTAACTGCCGGACAGAAGAACCTCATCAAGCAATCCGAGCGAAACCTTGCCCTTTCGAAACTGCAAGGTGAGGCCCGCGCGCGGCTGCAGGCGCAATACGCCGCTGAAGATGCCGGGTTTGCGAAGGATGATCCGCACGCCAAACAGATGGAAGATGATGCCGCTGCTACGTACAAAAATACGCAGGCGCAGAAGACGCTTCAGTCTGAGCAGAAAAAAGGAGCATCACAGGCAGAAACCATTGCTCAGAAACTGGCGAACCTAAAACAGCAGTCAGAACTCGCTGCCGATTCAACGAATAAGCTGAGCCGAGAGCAGGCTATTCTGAATGCGCAGCAGTCGCTCGGGAAAGGTGCCACCAAAGAGCAGATAGCACTTGCCGGTCAGTATGCTGCAGAGAAATGGGATACGGCCAATGCCATCAAGGCCGAGGCTGCCGCGCAAAAGCTTCTACCGGAAGCGCGCGAAAACGCCAGCTATAAGCAAGATGTTGATGACCTGAAAACCGCTTTGGCGGCCAAGAAGATTAGCCAGGAGCAGTACGACAAAACTGCTGAGCGGCTTGAGGCCAATCATCAGGCGAATTTGGCGAAGATACGAGCTCAAGAGGTTGTAACCCCGCAGCAGTCGGCTAAAGGTGAGGTAGATCCGGTTCAGAGGCTTGCTAACCAGCACGCTCAGGAGCTGGCGTTAATCCAGCAGTTTGAAAGCCAGAAGGGGCAGTTAACCCAGAGAGGGCTCGAACTGACGAATGCGGCCAACAGGAAGTATGAGCAGGAGAGGATTGCAGCTCAATGGGAGATATTCAGAAACCAAAACGCAGGGACGGAAGCGCTAGCTGCTTCAATCGACGCGCTGGCAGGAAATGCTTCCAACGCATTAACGGGAATTATCACCGGTAGCATGACGGCCAGTGATGCAATGCGCTCTCTTGGTAGCACGGTTCTTAACAGCCTGGTTAATACCTTCGTGCAAATGGGGGTTGAGTGGGTCAAATCGGCAATTATGGGATCGGCGGCTCAGACCTCTGCCATCGGAACCGTAACGGCAGTTCAGACTGCAGCGACTGGTGTTCAGACGGCGACGAGTGTTGCTGCAGCTGGGACAGTAGCGGCGGCATGGACCCCGGCGGCGATCCTTTCCTCAATAGCCTCAATGGGTACGGCTGCAGCGATCGGTCTCGGCGCGGTGGCGGGCGTTATTGGCGCTAATCTGCTCGGCAAGCGCAAGAATGGCGGCCCGGTGAGTGCAGGCGGAATGTACCAAGTCGGCGAAGGCGGAATGCCGGAGATTTACCAGGCCAGTACCGGAAAGCAGTACATGATACCGGGCGACAACGGCAAGGTGATCAGCAATAAGGATATGCAAGGCAGCGGAGGAATAAACGTTGTTTTAAACGTTCAGAACTATAACGGTTCATCAGTGGATGCGCAGGCAAGCTCTGATGGCAGTGGAGGTCTTACCATCGATATGGTCATAGCCGATCTAAATAATGGTGGGCCAATGAGCCAGGGGATAACCACCAACTTCAACGTCAAACGCACGCCAAGGGGGCAGGGCTGATGCCAATTATCGACTATCCCGACTGGCTGCCGCTGGCGCAGAAGGCCAGCAAAAACATGACGCTCGATACCGGGTTCCAGACCGATCAGCCAGCGGTCGGCCCGGCTATCTTCCAGAACCTTACTGACGACCTGAAAGTTACCTGGTCACTGACATGGGTTTTCACGCTGGACCAGGAGCGCGCTTTCCAGCAGTGGCTGCGCAGCCCGAATTATCTCAACCGGGGCCTGAACTGGTTCCGGATGAATATCAATCTGGGCGGCAGCGGCCTGCAGCTGCAGCAGCTTCACTTCACGCAGATGCCGGTGCAAACCAGCATCGATGGCGGGTCGGTGACC